CAGGCATTTTATGTTCCGGTGTAAAGCGCGTATGAATGATAGCCGATGGCCATAATGCCTTCCAACAGGATCAGATTGTAAGCAATGTCGGGAGTTTTGGGACCAGTGCGCCCGATGTAGATGACCAATGGCGCCACAATCAAAACATGGAACCACGAAACGAGAGAATGCGCATTCTTTAATAATTTTAATCCATGTGCAATAATTATGGCAATGCCTAAAAATATAATCGCAGTGTACAACCACGTCGGAGCCGCATTTTTCCGGACGCCTAAATACACAAACAGCGCTCCCACAAATATGATGTGAAACAAGTGCACGATGACCAATTTACTAACCATAATTTTCTTATTTATTTGTATTTATAAATATTGTCAATATTTTATTTATAATCACATCCACGGCTCAAATGAGCTGCACATGCACACAGATCGGAGCCTTGTTCCTCACATCGTAAATGTCATTTGCACAAATGAGAGAAATTCCATGAATATGATTCATTAAAACGACAGTCTGACGAGATTTGATGTGCAATTCTCTCACTTGAAGTTCCACGCATTCAGAATCATACAGCGGAATGCGCAACACCCCCGTGCTCAGGGCCAACAGCTCCTTGATGTCAGCGCGGACATCAATGTGCAGTTCGTTATTCGCATCAATGGACATGTGATCCGGTATATCCGGCATGCATTTCACGATCAGCTGTTTGCCGGACTTGTCCGGAGTTGCTTCAACCCGATAGTGCAACTCGCTGTGCCAAAGCGGCACGTAAAACGTTTGACCATCAAATTGAAGCACCGAAATGTTGTTCTGAATGACGTCTTTGAGAGATGGTTTTAAAATGATGATATTATTCTTCTGCATTTTCTCTCGGATGATGCGAGTGATTTCCTCAAAAATGCGGGCGTCCATGCTCACCGCCGAGTTGTACTGCTCCAACGTTTCGTACAACTGAAACAGCACCGATGGGTCCAGCGAATCCAGCGCAGCATTGACCGACGCCGATGCATAGTCATGCACGATGCGGTGCAACAGATCCAATAACACCTCATTCACTCGGTCTGATTCATCTTTGTCCTTCTTCTTAAATAGAGATTTCATGAAATTCATAAAAATGGTATAATACGTGGCAGCATCTGCATTGTCCTCGTAGTCGTCGGTTGATTGAGTTGCATCGGGTTTCGCACCGGGCAGCAATGCGTGATACGCCGAATTTAATTCCTGGAATGCAGTGGTCGCATCGGGCGTGTTCCCGTTTTTGTCCGGATGCAGTTTCAGCGCCATAATGCGATACCGTTTATTCAATTCGGACAAAGAACAGTCACGCGACACACCCAACATGGTGCGCGCGTCCTTTAAATTCATCATTTTCGTTCCAGTTGATTTGATTCTGCGTCATGCGTTTATATGAAAATTAAATCAAATCATTTGCTTGCGCCTTGTTCTGCGCATTGTTGTGCGCGTGTGCGTAATTTTCTTGTGCCGCACCCCATCCCATTGCTTCGCGCATTATTTGTTTTCATGTAGTTTTAATGTCACTTTGTTTTTATTTGCACAAATCATGTTCACCAACATGAACACAAAGTTTTCTAAATGATAAATGGGTCGGTAGTTGTTGTTGTAATACTGCAGGAAATTGCACGTGTTGATCAACACCTCGGACATGTCTTCATCGCGCAGCGCATTCGTGCGCTTCAGGTCGGTTATCAAATGCCACGCACATTCCGTTATGTCAAAATCGTAAATTAATATGTCATACAACAATTCTCTTAATTTCATGTACCGAATTTGCGTAACATCGGTTATGTAGCTGCATAAATTATTAAACAGTTCTTGATTTGAGGCTGTTGTCATTTTGGTTCCATGTTCGGATTCATGAATTTTCAAATTGTGTATATTGGTCACATTCTCTGGAATTATTTTGACCGTCGTTTGCGGAATTATTTTTTTATACATGGCAGCCGTGGGACGTGCCACTGGTATAACCTCGCAACTGTTTAAAATATTATTTGGTATGAATCCGATGTGTTCCGTTATTAGCACGTATTTCAAACATATTGGATTGTTGCCCCCTTGATGCGGAACATGCATGTAGCTGTAAAACGTCTCCAGCAGTTCGCTGTGAATGTTGTGAAAGTATTTGCACACAATGATTCCAACCGAGTCTGACCGCGCACTAATCACGTCCACAATTTGATTGTGCATTTCATTCCACAGCAGCTTGGAGTTGCATCCCAGCAATGACATGTCAATCTCAAAATGAATGTCGCTCATTTTTATGAAATACGTCTCCTTGTTGAACGAAACTGTCAAACGTTTTTCATATTTGAGATGGGTTGGACTGTATCGGCTGATGCATGCAAGCACCTGGCTGTATTTGCCCGTACCCGGTGGACCATAAAATATCAAATTTCTTAGACGGTCCACTCTGGATGGGAAGGCGACCGAATACAATGTTTTCAATTTAGGATGCAAGGGGCGCGCAATCGCCGATTCCACGTGCGTTTCAAAATGATTTTCGTTTGGTTTCATGGCACAGTATCCGAATTAATTATAAACCATGGTTATTTATTTAAACACATTGCAACGCATATATTAAGATTCCGCAATAACAATAACAACACGCGCCAAGCAGAACAATGAGTTTTCTGATTTATCCGCACAAATTTGATGCATGTCACTTGCATTATGAACCAGCTGTTCAAAACAACGACGTGGATGACAGCAAATTCTCTCGCATCATTTATTCCACGAAGCACATTTCATTGAACGGCATTGGAATTGCGTTGGATCCAGTTGGCGTGAGATGCGAGCAGCATTACAATAAAATATTTGCGTCGTTTGATGCGTCGCTTCCTGCGAATCAATCCATCGTGTCGCAGTTGCACATGATTGAACAACAAATTGTAAATAAATACGTGGAGTCGGTTTTGGAGGGAACAACGCGCCGATGCATTTATTTACTGATGGATCACTTGAACAGTGGGAGTATAAAAGCTTACGCAAACGACAATGTGGCTGATTCGGGATCCGGATTCGGATCCGGATCCAGTGCCACACACACCGATAATGCCATCATGAGCCACAAGAGCAATACCCTCATGATCAAAATAAGCGGGGTTTGGGAAACCAAGGATGAATGCGGACTGTCATACAAATTCATCAAATGTTAAAATGCATCATGAATGAATGGCAATTTATGGAATCATTTTCATGGAAAATAAATAGTATAGTGTTCATGTATCAATGAATTTTAATATTTTAGGATATGTTTTAATTGCGTTAATCGCCATCATTTGCGTTGGAGTGTATCAAAACTCGGACGCGTTCCAGTTGAAGTGCATCGTTTCCGAGGTTGACGGAAACAAGTACTGCGTGCGCGAACGCGCCAAACTGGTTTTGGCCGCAGATTTGCTGGCGCAGTGCACCGTCAACATGAAGAAAATGGTGGACTACATGGAGCAAACGTACCCGGACCAAGACAATGTGCGGCGCCTGGTTGCCGGATTTGACCCGCAACAAGTGTGCGAAACACTGCCCACGAGCGAATTCACCGCTTATAGCGAGAACAAGGGCGAGAAGCTGGCGTTCTGCCTGAACACCACCAAAACGGGGAACAAGCTCATTGACCCAAACACGCTCATGTTCATTGCGCTGCACGAAATGGCGCACATCATGACGGAGAGCATCGGGCACAAGGAAGAGTTCTGGCAAAACTTCAAGTTCCTGCTGCAAAATGCCGCCGAAATTAAAATTTACACGCCGGTGGATTACAAGAACAAGCCCAAGCAGTACTGCGGCATTGAAATCAACGACAACCCGTACTTTGACGCGTGATGATTTTGATTGCGCCATATTTTATTTTAATTTATAACGATACATTAAACCAAACCACCAAACAAAACAATGAATAATAAATCACGCAAACAAAAATTAATCATAAAAAAAACACGCAAATTGAAAGGAGGAGCATGGTGGAACATTTTTAAACCACAACCAAAACCACAGCCACCGTCAACGTTAACGTCACAATTGTCGTTAACGCAACCACAATCACAATTATCGTTGACAAAACCACCACAATTATCACAACCACAATCACAATTATCGTTGACAAAACCACCACAATTATCACAACCACAATCACAATTATCGTTGACAAAACCACCACAATTATCACAATCACAATCACAATCACAATTATCACAATTACAGAAACCACAGCAACCATCATCAGACCCACAATCAACGGTTAATAATATGCTTAAAGAGGAGGACACATCATTGGCCACCCAGATTGTAAAAACATCCTTCGCCGTGGGTGCAGTCACCACATTAGGGGACATAATGTCAGATGCTTTAGGAAACCCATTGGTGGCTCACACCCTGCTGGGGGTTGCAACCACTTCAATTGCATTTGCATCGTGCGGTGGAGTGGCGGTTGCAGCGATTGTGATTGCCGCTGCATGGATCATCATAAAACATAGGTACAAGGTTTACAATGGATTGATATTGGCCATGGACGAATTGTATTTGGTGTTGAAAAAAATAAACGGAATTGTGACGGTGTCTGTTCACATTGCGGAAACGTATGGATTTCCATTAGACACACGCAACGTCACGATTGGACTAAATTTAATCCTTTCCAAATTAAATCAATTGATGGACCCAGTCACTGATTTTCCAACAATTAAAAACAACATCGCAACTGGATTGCCTGCGTTAAAAGCCGAATTTAATGCACAAGAGGGGAATGTTATAGCCGACATGAACGAGAGAAACAAGGAGGTGGATGTAGCTCCCAATCCTCCTACAATATCATTGTCATATGTCACAAAACTTAAAAATAATTTAAAAAGGATAACTTTCAATGCATCCGAGTATGTGGATCAATTAAATGAAATGATCGCATATCTTGCATTGCATTTGGCCGCTCTTTCTGCATCGTTTTCCATTATGTACACCACAGTTGTGACACAGTGCATGATTGACGGACCTGACGGTGTGGTCCGATTGAAGGAGTTGCAGGCCATCGTGATAAGAGCGAATTCGTTTGATTCAATGTTGGAAATGGCACTAATTGGTCCATTGCAGTCATCCTCAAAAAATTATGCATCATGTCTTCACACAGTTCAGAGCGACAAGGAGGGAAAATGCGCAAATGGGTTCATATCAACCGCGCAAAAAATGCAAAAATACATGCTAGACAAATTTGACCCAAACAAAAACACAAACCAAACATTATATTCAAATATGCCAGCATTAAAAACGTTAATTCAAAGCAATCCCAACTTAACCATTACAGACGTGCAAACTGCGACACAATTTGTGAACGATGTGACAAACGCCTCTCTGCAGGATCAAAACCGTATGCCCAGTGTGGCTGCCAACAATGGCTCCCCTACCTCTATTGATGAATGATTGGCTCGTAGTGACCTCCACTCCACTCCAGTTCAAACGTCTTGTCTGTTGCATTGGTTGCATTGGCTGAAACCGGCAAGAACTCAATGGATTTTTGTTCTTGGCCATGGACCATACGGGTGTCGTGCACCACAATGCGCGCGTTCCAAATGTTGCAGGCTGCCTGGATCTCAATGGCGCCGCCCCATGTACACGGGCTGCGCATGGCGCCAATATATTGATCAGACGTGTTTAAAGAATCCAGCTGCAGCACGTCGTGCGTGGCCATGCCGTCAATGATCGGCAAATTGGCCTGCAGGTAGTCGCAAATGCGCTGGCGAATGGCCTGCGGGTCAGTTTGTGGCGCAATGAAATGCGCGAGGCTGTTGAACAAACAACTCATTGTTATTGTTGTGGTTGTGGTTGGTTGTACGTTTGTTTTATAACTATTTAATAAAAAAAATAATTATAATTGCAATACAACAAGAAAGTAACATAAAATGTACACGTATGCGATGTATACGCTGTATGCACTTTGCATAGTGATTGTATTACTGTGCATCACAGTGTGCTCGGTGATAGTAAGTTACGGGGTGTTGTTTTATTTCAAAAAAACCATGGATGATTATAACATTTTTTTCAATGATTATAACGCCAATAGCAAAAAAGTAATTGACAAATACGGAGATTGCAGGATTACACGCGCATATTTGATAACGGTTCCATTTACAAATTTTACCATATTTTTGTTGAATCTAATAACCATGCAAACCAGCAAAACCGTATTAAATGACACACACGTGCATATGCAATTGATGATTGAAATTGAGACAAACAAACATGAAAAAAAAATGATACTGATAGACAAAACCACCTGCATAAACATATGTACCGAATTCAACATGAACGATAACTGCGTGATCATTCCAATCCCAATAAAACACAAACCCAAACCTACCCTGCGCGGGATTCTTGATAAAATGCATGATCATGTTGGGAAAATTAAATTTTTCAATTGGCACATTTACAAAAACAATTGCCATTTTTTCATAAAAGAATTGATATTGCAAATAAACAATGAGTTCAGGTCTAAATGCATTAAAAGCCCCAAAAAATCCAAACACGATTGCAATAAACTGTTTTGCAATAAAATCACCATAGGGTTGTATCATGTAGTGGTGTTTTTGTACAATTTCTTTCAAAAATACATTAACAATGTGTATCAACACGTTATTTCCAAATTTTCATATAGATTGGCCTGATGTGCCGCCGCAAAGGGGAAAAAATGTGTCGCATTTATATATTGGTTCCATCGTGGTGATGCACATCTCATCAATGATGATTTCGGTGTTTTTATGCATGGTCAAAAACTGCTCATAAATGCGGGCGCCGCCAATGATCCACACCTCGTCGTATTTTGCGGATTCCAAATGCGCGAACAAGTCCGGAATGGAAGCGAACCAATGCTCGCCGTTGCCGTTGGTTTCAGATGTTTTTGCATTGGTGTTGTTTTGGGACGAGAGAATTAAGTTGGTTCTTCGGCGCAACGGCTGGCGCGGGATGCTGTCCCACGTGGTTCGCCCCATGACGACCGCATTGTTGCCCGCACCCGTGGTTCGCTTGGCAAAATGGGCCATGTCGGCCTTGCAATGCGGCCACGGCAGTGCGCCCTTGTAGCCAATCCCCCCATCGGAGCACATGGCCGCAATCAGTTTGAATGTCAGAACCATGGCGAAGTGATTGTAATGCATGCGTTGTTGTGTTTATGTTTGTGTTTAAAAATAATTTAATGACAAAATTATGACATTATATAATATCAACAATTATATAATTGTGCAGTGAGTGTCAAAAATGGATCATCCCAATAATGATGCGAATCCAATTTACATTGTGAATGTGATGGGGCAAACACCCCAAATGATCGTGTTTGGGACCGCAAATGAAACCAGCCCGCCACCGAATGAACGCCTGAAGTACTCCGACCAGCGCATTCATCCCGACGACACCATAGAAACCATTAAGCGCAAAATACTGTTGGAACTGCAAACACAATCATCGTTGTCATTGTCCTACGACGAGCTCTACCTGTTTGCCAGCGTGCAACCGTTTTTGACGGTGGAACGCACCCTTCGGCTGTTGACTTGCGGACATCGGTTCCCCCTTTCGCGCGACCGGATGATGACGCTGTGCCAAAATTTGAAGAGCCCGCACCTGGCAGAAGCGCTGTGCGACAGCATCGGGACCCGGGCAGATAAAACGGAATACACGGCGGACGAGCTGTCCGAATTTCTCTTGGCCGTTCAGGACAGCGACCACCTGCGCATGGATGTGCCTCTGGGGCAAGGGCTGCACCACGATTACCCCATGCCCGCCAACCCGTACGAACCCGTCATGGACCCCTTTTTGAAAAGGGCGCACCATGATTTAGTGATAACCAAAAACAAGACCGTGCTTCTGGAATACGGGATGATACACGACAATGTGATACACGTGTGCGTCGCGGCCGATGTTTTGGTTGCCCGAGGAGGAACAGATGATGCCGAACTGATAAAGCTGTATTTCCCGTATTTGCATGAACATGAAAAGGGAATCAGGTCGCGCGAGCAGCTGGCCGAACATCGGCAGACGCTGCTGGATGAAACCCGCCCGCACATTGATGACGCTTTCATCAAGCACAATGAGGCGGTGGAACTGCTGTACAACGTGTATGCCGAACGTCAGCAACCGAACGAGCTGCGATACTCCGAGCGCGGAATCAAATCAGTGCACTTCATCATGCGGCCGGTTGCGCGGTTTGCGATGCCGCTGGACAACCTGTTCAAAGTGCTGCACAGCGCGCAACAAACGCCGCTCATCAAATACAACCCTCAGGGGCAGCGGGAGAAAGTGTATCGCATGTATGCGCCCAGCATTGCGAAAAACGGGAACCGGATTCCCGCGCTGACCAAAACCAAAATTGTGCGTCTTGACGGCGAGATCGGAAAACGCCGGGGGGTGGCAGCCTACATGGAACACCGGATTGACGGGTTCACGTGTGAAGTGGTGTGCGAATTTGACGCGGATGCCAACGTGCACGTTAAGGCGCATTTTCGCCAAGCGCTGCAATACGGACACGCGCACGACAATGCGGCCGATCACGTGTTGCGCGAGTGTTTGAATCCGCTGCTGGATGAAGCGCGCGGGTTCCTGCAGAGCACCAGCGGCAACAGCATTGACCTGTTCTGCAGCATTTCCGTGCCCACTGTGGAAATCGTGGACATTGGGTATGCCGCGTATTTGACGGAAACGCCGATGATTCGGTCGCAGGGCATCATGGGCTGCATGTCGGCCGTGTTCACGGTTGTCAACGAAACCGATGGCGAGCTCAGCATGCGCTACAAGCGCGTGTCCAATTACGACGAGCGATTCGGAGCGGAGGCGTACATTGCGGAGCGCATTCGCAAAGACGACCTGATTGGCCGAATCGCGGCCGGACTTGTCAAAAATCGCTTGGTCAAGACCGAAGAAGCGGCCATGCAGCGCATTGCGGATTATCGCGCGGCAGAACAAAACATGGAGAGCGCGCACCGACGCGGCCGGACGCGGATCAAGCAGCCCGGATTTTTGACCATTGTGCGCCGCGAAAACACGGAACTGCACATAGAAATCAGCGACATCACCAGCGTGTGGTACATCCGCCTGCTGGAGATTTATTTGGATGCCATACTGCGGATTGCAATGTACCAGGATCGCAAGGGCGAGCGAACCACCCGCGTGCCGATGTTCGTCATGAAGAGCATGTGCGCCAATGGGTCCGGACGCAAGATGACCGAAGTGCAGGAATTGAAAGAGGCACCCGAAGCCGCCGTTCCCGAATTTGTGGATGACCTGACATTTGAAGACCGACTTGCGCTGGAACGAGCGCTGGAACGCGAAGCGGAGGGACTTGGCGCATTGGAACCCGCAGATGAAGATGAATATGCGGGATTGGGCGATGTGCGGGATTTGATGGGCGAAAACAGCGAAGAAGAAGAAGAAGAAGAAGAAGAAGGAGGAGGAGGAAGCGTGGACGATCAGGTTGGCGGCGCACCCAAAAAATCTGCTGCACCACCTGCAGAAGCCGAAGGGTCCGAAGGGTCCGAAGGGTCCGAAGAGTCCGAAGGGTCCGAAGGGTCCGAATCCGAAGGGGCTTCAACTGCCGCATATGCACCTCAGTCTTTGAAAAATCCGAACCCGTTTGAACACAGGCTGCAAAAAAGCGAGCCCATCCTGTTTCTCTCCAAAAAAACCGGAAACTATGACACGTATTCCACCAACTGCCAGTCCAACATCAAACGACAGCCCGTGGTTTTGTCCAAGCGGGAATACGATGAGCTGCACGCCGACCCCGAAATGCGGCCCATGCTGAAGGACGCGCTGGAATACGGGTCCGATCCCGACAGCAAGTATTATTACATGTGCCCGAGGTACTGGAGTTTCAAAGACCGGCGACCGATGACCGAGCAAGAAGTGAAAGATAAGAAATTGGAATCGCATGTGATCGGCAAAAAAGACAAAGAAGTTACGCAGGAAAAATACATATTTGAGTTTAACGATTACGGCAAAGAACACATGGGGGGCAAGGGCTACATTCAGCATTATCCCGGATTTTTGAATGCCAGTGTGCATCCGGATGGCCTGTGCGTGCCATGCTGCTTCAAAAAAAAACAGAAGTTTGATGATTTGAAGGTGTGTGAAGACAAGTTGCGCGTGGCAAAGGGTGCCGTGCAGCACCCACAACCACAACTAGAACAATCACAACAACAGCAGCCACAGCTTCCAGTGTTACAGCCACAGCTTCCAGTGTTACAGCCACAGCAACAGCAGTCACATCAATTGCAACCACAGCAGCCACAGCAATTGCAACCACAGCAGCCACCACAGCAGCAGCAGCAAAGGGCCCCGGACGACTACATCGTGGGTCCGGAAAAATTTCCAATTCCGTTGGGTCGCCGCGGATATTTGCCGCAACCCGTTCAAAGATTTTTGAATTACGACAACAGCACGTGTCAGGTCAGCCAGACAAACAAAACCCTGAAAAAGAATGTGAAATGTTTACTGCGACATGGAGTGCAGGAATGGGACCAAGATGCGAGGGGTCGGGATGAAAAACCTTCAAGGCTGAGTGAATTGCAGTCGTTCATTGCATGCATGGCAGCCCTCCGGCAGGATGCTCACCCCAAAAGCATACCCGAAATGAAACGCATCATTTTGGATGGCATCACGCTGGACTCGTTTCTGACGTATCAAAATGGCACGCTGGTGGATGCATTCAAACCCGCGCCCGGCCAGGACAAAGAAGTGCTGGCATCTGCTTCCACGCACAGCAAGAGCAAATACGTGCAGAAAATGATGGCGAGCGCAAGGGGCAAGAACCAAAAAACGCGTGAACGGGTCAATGCCGCAATGAGCAACACCATCAATGCGTACGAAAATTTCAGAAAATTCATTGCAAGCGAGGACACCGTGATTGACCACACCTACATGTGGGACATTTTCACCACATTCAATCCTAAAATATTCAACGCGCAAAAAGTGGGGTTCAATCTCATTGTCTTGGAAATTCCAAAAGACGACAACAGCGACGCGCTGAACATCGTGTGCCCGTCCAATCACCATTCCAACAACTTTTTTGACGTGCACAAAATGACCGTGATATTGGTCAAACAGTACAATTATTATGAACCCATATTTCAATTCACGGACAATGACGACGCAAAAAAATCCGATGTGAAGAAATCGTTCAGCATAATTGCGCCGACGCTCATGCCGAACCTGAAAGTCATGATAGAGCTAATAAAGGACTCCATTCTGCCCGGGTGTGCGCCATTGAGTGTGCCGGCTCCCGTGAAACAGTACACCTTCAAATACAACATTTCCGCTGCAGAAGCGATGTCCATTTTGAACAAACACGCCATCAAAGTGAATCGCCTGGTGCTGAACTATGATTCCAAAATCATCGGCCTGGAGGTTGAAAAAATGAACCCGAAAGAAAACAACCGGCTCTACTCCGGAATTGTCATGACCGCCGCATCACCGCTGGACGCGGACACGGACATGGATCTTGTCATGATGGACGATCACGAGATTTGGGGGTCGTACGAAGACACGCTGCAGTTCCTCGCATTCATCAGCAAAGAAACGAAGGCGAAGATTCCGTGCCTGCCGCGCATCCAAGTCATTGATGACGGCCATCTCATAGGCGTGATGACCGAAACCAACCAGTTCATGGAAATACGGCCGCACGTTGCGGAACCGCTGATCCAGCATCCGGTCGGAGTAAAACCGCTGGACGTTATAGCATACAACACGCCGAATCCCAATGCCGCCGACGCGGAAGTGCAAACCGGGTCTCATGTGGACGACACTGCCCGGGTAAGATACGTGCAGCGCATTCAATTGGAAACCGAAATGTATGAATTGTTTCGCAATTCAATGCGCATCATGATCAACAAAATAAAAAACATGGACAAAAAGAAACGGCTGGAAGACATTGTGCACGGACACGGAACAAGCCACCAGGACAAAATTCGCGGAATCATGCAAATCTGCCGAGAAATGGGTGATCCGTTCATCCACTTCACGATGATGTCAGACGCCGTGCTGGACGCGTTCATTTCGGAACACGAGTTTAAACCCCGTTCCACCGCATTTATGCGGTGCATCACTGCCGAAAATCGGATTGAACACGGCCCAAACACGTGCTTGCGCACCACCGTGAATCCGAATCCCGTTGGAGACTGCAGCCTCATTTTGCCGCACAAAAATCTTATCAACGGCATTGACAACCGCACGTTTTATTACGGCAAGTTGGCCGACGAGCTGCTACGATACACGCGCATTCGGCGGTTCATCTTGTCGGCTTCGTCCGCATTCACGTCGCTCATGCCGATGCCCTACGATTTGCACGACAACGAAATCATTTTGCTGCACTCGCAGCTGGAGCACTATTTTGACCACCTGGAACCGGGGGCAGGAACCATGAACCGATTCGCACGATACAGCACGTTTGACACTTCAAATCCGGAACTGAATCCCGGTGAAGTTCCGTCCAGCAAGTACGTTGGTGCAATGGAGCCTGGAGTTGTCGCGAGACCCAGAGCTGATGAAGAAGAAGAAGAAGAAGAAATTGGCAGATTTTGTGCGCCGGTTGCAATGAAGTCATTGTCCGGAGCCGCTGCGCGTTATTTTCCAAAAACGGCGAATGTCATGGCGTTTGAAAATGCATCAGGGGAGTGCACGTTTGATGCATTCCTTTCCATGATGCGAGAAGAACGGGACGAATATGCGGGTGCAGATGTGCGCGAATTAAAGGCCATTCTGGTGTCCAAGTATGCTGAGCTGATGCGCACCCACAAAGTGCAAATGATGAAGTATTACAAACACATAACCGCCAATCGCACCACACTGGCATCCAACTCGCAGGATTTTATCATGAACCCTTTTCACCACATGACGCACTTGGACCTGTGGATTCTGGCACAGCATTTCCGCATTCCCGTCGTTCTCTTTTCAGCGCAAATTCAGTACCCGTTGGTTGAAAACCAGCGCGCGTGTTTGGTGCTGTATCAGGAACCAAACAAAGATGAAACCAATGCCGTGTTTTATTATGTTGGGACGATGGGACGCAGCCGAGATGTTGCCCCCACATACAGCATTGTTCACACTCGCGCGAATGAAATGAAATTCGCTCTTTCGCAATGCACCGATGGCGCGTTTGTGGAACAAGTTGCAGCCCAGCTAATGGTCGGCGTTGTTCCCGTTTCGGAATTCATTGCCGGATACGTGCCTGTTGTGAAAAAACGGATTGGATTAAAATCAGTGGCAGAGGCCAAAGATGCCAAAGAAGATGAATGAAAATGCACCAGGAATGGATAAAAAATAAAAATAAAAATAAAATTAAAATTAAAATATTGAATTGTATTATAACACAATTCAATAACTTTCACAATTCATAAATGCACTTTACTGCCCCCGAAGTTGAGCACGGGCTTGACATCATTGGCCAAATTGCGGGCGGTGGCGCCATCAGCAACGGCGCCGAAGCGCTGAGCGACGGCATTTCCACGGTGGAGGACATTCACAACCACCAGTACGGCGGAGCCATTGTGCACGGCGCCGAAACCGTGTATCACGGTGCAGAGGCCATCATTGACGGGATGGGTGGCAACTGGGTTTAGACATTTTATTTATTTTATTCGTTTTGGTTACGTTTTATTTATTTTATTTATTTATTATTAAATAAATAACATGATGGAAAATATTTTCACAAATGTGTATGAAACCAAACTTTGGGGCAATAATAATGCAACCGAATACGAGGGCAGCAGTGGCGGAGGAAGTGATGTTGACTACAATAAAAACACATATGTTCCTTTTCTTAAACAATTCATTATTAATCAAAATGTGAAAAATGTAGTTGATTTGGGATGTGGAGATTTCAGATGTGGGAAATTGATATATGATGACTTGGATGTAAAATACACTGGGTATGACGCATACAAAAAGGTAATAGAATACAACACAACCCAACATGCATTGCCCAAATATTCGTTCTTTCATCTGGATTTTTGCAATAACAAAGAAAGCATTGTTGATGGCGATTTGTGCATATTGAAAGATGTAGTGCAACATTGGTCTTTGACAAACATTTATACATTTTTAGACTATTTGGTTGCATGCAAAAAGTTTAAATACATTTTGATATGCAATTGTTGCAATCAAACCAATGACAATCCCGACATCAACGATGGTGATGGTAGACCATTGAGTTGCAATTATTTTCCATTAAAAAAATACAATCCATTTAAATTGTTTAATTATCACACCAAAGAAGTATCCGTTATACAAACTGTGACACACATGCCTTAACGTCGCTTTGATGATTTGGATTTATTTTTTCCACCATGCTTATTGTCGTGCTTGGGTGGAGATTTTTTGGTTTTAGGCGACGGTGTCTTTGGCTTGCGCGGAACCGTTCTTGTCAAAGAATGCACGGTGGTTTTGCACAACGCAGGATGCATCTTGCAGTTGGGGGATTGATGCGGTCCGGTGCATTTGCACGGTCGCAGTATAGTCCGCAGATTCGGGGTCGGTTGCGATGAAAGCCTCTCCATTGCCATCCGACTCATGGCACCCATGGGTCTCTCGCGTTGGATTGTTTTGGTGATGACCTTGTTCACCCTGGCTTCCATTTTCTTGGCTGCTTCCTGCTCTGCACTCGTTTCCAGAGACCGCATGTGAACGGATGACAGCGCATACGGACACCGAAATTCATGCGCATAGTTGACTGCCAACCTCACCAATTCGGCTTCGTCGCAACCCTGGCCCAAAGCGCATCCAATCACCAGCGCATCCATTCTTCGGGAATGCTCTCGTTTGCGTTTATCCATTTTGGTTTGTTTAGATGTTTGTTATAATTTTCTTATAAATTAAAACAATACTATATTTTTAACACAATAGACATTGCATTGTGAATGCATTATCATCAATGGACTCGTTTGAATTTGCGTTGATGTTTGCGTTGAGATTTGCGTTGATGTTTGCGCTTGTGCCTTCGCTTCGTTCGTTTTCTTTTGGCACCGCCATCCACTTCTTCCATTTTTGTTTCTTGTTGTGCTGCTTTTCGTTGTGCTGATTCTCGTTGTGCTTCTAGTTGCGATCTCGTATACGCAACCCGGGTCAGATCAAATAGTTTCTCTCGGTGTGCGGCTCTTCGCACAATGTTATTCATGAAACTCACTGTTGGATCATCCACCTTGGGGTCTTCATTTTCATATATAAGAAAAGGATACGGTTTATTATAGTTATACTTGTACACCTGAATTGCCCTAATCAGAATGTTTAATGTTTTTGGGTGAATCGCATGATAATCCTGAAACTGGCTGTAAATGATTCTAATTCCCTGGTCGATGAATGTT